CAAGTGAAGATGGCAAGAAGCTGCTTGAGTGGCTGAAGGCTGTCTATGTGGATGTGCCTATCGCAGTGCCAGGCGCAGACCCGTCCCATGCCTTCTATGCCGAGGGGCAGCGAAGTGTGGTGCGGGACATTGAGGCACGCATCAACCTAGCAAGGAACATATGACCGACCAAGCAACCGTCGAGCCCGCAGCAAGCGGCCTACTTGACAATGTGCAAGTGGAAGACAAATCACAAGCAGCAAACCCCCAGGCAGCAGACATCAGCCACAAAGCCGATGGCCAAGCTGTTGACACCGGTGCACCCAAGGCCAAGCCTGAATATCTGCCAAACAACTTTTGGGACTCAGAGAAGGGCGAAGCCAACTATGAGGCCATGGCCAAGTCGTGGACCGACTTGCGCAAGACCATCTCGCAGGGCAAGCACAAAGCTCCCGAAGACGGTGAATATGACACCAGCGTGCTGGCCGACGGCGTGGACGCAACGGCTCTGACCGACTATGCCAAGAAGTGGGGCTTGAGCCAGGCTGCCTTTGAAGAGCTGGCATCGCAGACCAATCAGCTCGCAGAGCAGGCAGCTGGCCCAGCCATTGACTCAGCAGCCGAGATGAAGCAGCTTGGACCCAATGCCAGCGCCATTCTTGAGGGCATGGTCAACTGGGGCCGTGGCCTGGTGAACAAGGGCGTTTGGTCAGCCGATGACTTTGAAGAGTTCAAGATCATGGGCGGCACAGCTCGCGGCATCAACGCTTTGATGAAAATTCGTGAGGCGTATGAGGGCCGTGTGCCGGTGGACGCCATTCAAATGGAAGGCGCACCAAGCAAAGATGATTTGTATGCCATGGTGCAAGACCCCAAGTACAAGACCGACGCGGCATACCGTCAAAAGGTCGAACGCTTATTCCAGCAAACAATAAAATAAATTTGCCAGGAGCCATTGACCCGCCATTGTGCGGGTCTTTTTTTTGTGTAGAATAAAAACCGTTGTCGTCGAACACAACATGAGTAAGCCGCTTCATTAAGTATCTTGCCTTCGGGGGTTCTCGGGGGGTTCGACCAAGATACTTAGTTAAGCGGCTTTTCTGTTTCTGTCAGCGCAACCCTCAGGGCGGGTTAGCTAATGGGCCATGTCTGGGCCGCACCCATGTACAGATGCGCTTACTGACAAGCCAGCGCGTGAACTTGCAGGCGGTATCACAGGAACAGAGCAGATGGGTGATCAAGGCGACTAGCCCCCGATAGGGGCGCTCTGGAAATCGAAGCCTGACCTTATGGGTGCAGTAGTCCTATTGGATGGCTGAAGACGGTGGGGATCACCTTCTTGGCTTGTCCTATTGTCAAAACAAATTTCAACATAGTTGTTGCACTGTTGTAAAAAAACCATACAATTTGGCCAAGGCCCACCGAGCAATCGACCCTTGCCGCAGCGGATGCTGACGAGTGGCTGGCGCAAGCAGCAAGCAACGGCCCTGAGTTCTCAGGCTAACCAGAGCGCTAAACCCTGATCAACAAACTCAATGAGGTATCAAAATGAGCGTTTCTCTTTCTAACGCCTTTGTGACACTCTTTGACGCTGAAGTGAAACAAGCCTACCAGGGCAAAGCAATGCTGGTTGGTGCTGTTCGTCAGCGTCGTGGTGTCGAAGGTTCGACCGTTAAATTCCCTAAAGTTGGTGCTGGTGTCGCGACTCCCCGCGTGCCCCAGACTGATGTCACTCCCATCAACGCTTCTTTCAGCCAAGTCACTTTGACCTTGGCCGACTGGAACGCTGCTGAATACAGCGACATCTTCTCGCAAGCCAAGGTCAACTTTGACGAGCGCCAAGAGTTGGTGCAGGTTGTGGCAGCTGCCATGGGCCGTCGTCAAGACCAAATGATCATCGACGCTTTGACCGCATCAAGCACCAGCTTGACCGTGAGCAATGACATCGGTGGTTCTGACACCAACTTGAATGTGGCCAAGCTCCGCGAAGCCAAGCGCTTGTTGGACAAAAACAATGTGGACCCAGGTGATCGTCACATCGTCATCCACGCCAACAGCTTGGCCAGCTTGCTGTCCGAGACTGCTGTGACTTCTTCGGACTTCAACAGCGTCAAGGCTTTGGTGCAAGGTGACATCAACACTTTCTTGGGCTTCACTTTCCATGTGATGGGTGATCGCTCTGAAGGTGGCTTGGCCATCGACGGCAGCAACGACCGCACTGTGTGGGCTTTCCACAAGACCGCTGTTGGCTACGGTGAAGGCATCGGCATGCGCACCGAAATCAACTACATCCCTGAGAAGACCAGCTGGTTGGTTAACGAAGTCTTCAGCGCTGGCGCTATCGCCATCGACGCTGCTGGTATCGTTCAAATCACTTGCCGCGAATCTTGATCAATTAAGGAGTAAAGAATCATGGCATTTTCTACCACTGGTTTTGCAACCATCGCAGCCTCTAAGCGTGGCAACGCCCCTGGCGTTTACGCTTACAAAACCACTGACGCAATTGCTGATGTGAACACTTCAGGTTATTTCAACTCCTTGGCTTCGATCTTGGAAGTTGGCGACCTGATCTACTGCGTGACCAGCACTGGTTCAACCGCAGTGGCCACCTTGGTCTATGTTTTGTCGAACACAGGTACTGTGGTCGATGTGAACGACGGCACAACCTTGGCCAATACTGACGGCGATTAAATATAATTGTTGTCAAAAGGTGGGCCAGCTTTCGGGGGTTCTCGGTGGCTGGCCCTTCTCACATTGAGGGGTTCACATGGCTGCAGGCGATACCGGAATTTCAATCTGCTCAGACGCTTTGATCATGTTGGGGTCGAAGGCGATCTCATCATTCAATGACGGCACTGACGAGTCAAGCACTTGTGACCGACTCTACCCAGACATCAGAGACTCTGCGTTGGTCATGTACCCGTGGAGTTTTGCCACAAAGAAAATCAAGCTCGCACGCTTGGTGACCACACCGACAAGCGTGTGGCGATACGAATACCAACTCCCAGGCGACAAGCTCAACAACCCCCGCGCTGTGTATGCGTCGGCCAATGTTGGTGAGCACCCGCACAAAGACTGGGACATACAAGGCGACCGTCTGCTGACAAATCTGCAAGAGGTCTACATTGATTACCAATTCAGCGTTGGCGAGTATGCGATGCCGCAATACTTTGTGCAGCTGCTGAAGTACATGATGGCCTGGCACTTGGCCATGCCGATCACCGAGCAGTCTGACCGTGCGCAATACTGGCAGCGCGTTGCTGTTGGTGACCCTGCAGAAAATGGCCGTGGTGGATATTTCCGCACAGCCACGCAGATCGACGGCCAGAGCCGACCAAACAATGTGCTTGAAGATCACAGCCTTGTCGCAGTGAGGAACTGATGCCACGCTTTGTTGACATCCAAACCAACTTCAGCACTGGCGAGCTGGACCCATTGCTGCGCTCGCGGGTTGACCTGGCGCAGTACAACAACGCTTTGGCCAAGGCCACCAATGTGGTGATCCAACCACAGGGTGGCATGCGTCGTCGCCCTGGCACAAAGTACATGGCAGAGCTGCCAAACAGCAGCACAGAGAGCGCAGCCAACGGTGTGCGCCTTGTGCCGTTTGAGTTCTCTGTTGACGACAGCTACATGCTGTGCTTCACGCACAACCGCATGTATGTGTTCAAAGACGGCGTGCAGGTGACCAATATCAACGGTGGTGGCACTGCGTATCTGACAACCACCATCACCGGTGCGATGCTCAGTCAGCTGTGCTGGACCCAGTCTGCAGACACCATGATCTTGGTGCATGAAGACTTGCAGCCACAGCGCCTGGTGCGCGGTGCAAGCGACAGCAGCTGGACAATCAGTAGCATCACATTTGACACGGTCCCAAAATATTCGTTTGACCTGCGTGTGTTTGAGCCGCAGGCATCAATCACGCCAAGCGCTGTGAGTGGCAACATTACATTGACAGCGTCGGCCTACACCGGCGACACTGGCAACTTGCAGGGTGCGACAACAACATCTGTCACGCTCAAGTCTGCGGCAAGCGGCACTGATGACATTTATGTTGGTATGTGTGTGCAAATG